AGGCATGGCAGCCTGTTTTAATACCTGTAGGGCTGCAAACCAATCCCTAAGCATTTGCAATTTCTTCTCTTCGAGCTTACAACATGAATAAAGATTGATGTACTGAACGACAATTTGTTCTGCCTTCGGTAAAGGCATGAATTGATCTGGAGGTTCGAACCTACTATGTTCAATAATGTCATCTAAATCTGAATAAATGCGCTCTTCAGCAGCATTGGCAAGAGTTTCTTGCTGCCCAAGATCAGGAAAGTCCAAGAGTCTTCGGCCTTCTTGAATGTCAATCATACCGGATTGGATCATCTCCGTTACTTTTTGAAGACGTCCTGCCGGATCCTTGGGCAGCGAAGATTCTGTATAGCATTGAATAACAAATGTATCATCTAAAAGGGCCACATTATCTAATGCAATTTCTTTTCTACCCTTTTTTCTATCAACAAAAACTGTTTCATACTTACCATCACGTTCAATTATATCCTTGACCAAGTCCATTACTTGATAGGCTAGGTCTACATAAAAATTGGAATACCTTTTCTCTAAGGCAGCAAACCGCTCTGCATTAGTATCCTTATAAACGCGTTGAGCTTCACCACTATCCAGTCCTTCCGGCTTTTGAGATGTGGCCGAGAGTTGAGACAGTCCTTCATCATTGTACGCATATTGAATAATGCGATCCCGTTCTTGATACATTTCAGCTGGTACACAAGTTGAAGTTTCAACAGATGGTTTAACACCAGTATATGGAATAAGAATTCCAATCTTATTTGAGAAAGAAGCTTTATTAACTTTAGAGCCCTGTTCATAAAATACTCTTGGAACTCCAGTCAACTTTATGGACTTAGAGATAGTGTCAAGAAGACTATTAAGCTCTAATTGACTCCCCATTTGTTTTTCTGCCACACTCATGGCCCAGAATCCAAGAGCACGTTTATGGTGATTTAGGAATACAAATGGAAAGGTCTTTTTCTTCCAAGGTTCTCCGAATAGTTCTCCAGATGAGCATGAGATGCTATGGTAACCATCATTCGTATCTGGGCCAGATGGAAGACTCCAACCTTCAACCACCATTACTAGATCTGACACAGTTTTGGAGGCCTGTGAAGATTTATCAATGGTTGACTTCTCGGCCTGAGAAATAACAGCTTTACGACCAGGAAACATGGACATTAAAACTTCTCGATCATACAAAGCTACTTCATATAGTCTTCTGGGGTCCCCGTGTGCAGACTCTTGCAGGTCTACAAACAAACTGCTCACTAACTTTCTTTCAATAGCGACTTTTTTATTCTGATCTTCATAAACCTTCAGGCAACCCGTTCCTGCCCACCCCAAGGCATCAGTCAGAATATATTCGCCGACTTCATAAGCTTTTATTCTATAAAACTCCCCTAAGATAAAGCTATTAAGTTTCTTAGCTAGGTTACGTTCCTTATAGTCCCCGTTGTCAGTTAGGAAAGTAGGAGAAGGCCTATTTTGGGTAATACGTGAAACAAGGGTATCAGTGATGGAAGAGATTATATTATAGGTTGGGCGGTTGGGGGCAAGCGGACTATACTGATCCATCAGAGACATGTTGGCTCCGATAAAACTAAAAAGAGGTTGTCCACTATAAAGGCGGGCAAAGATAGCTAATTGCCTTAATCTAGAGTTCTGTCCAGTCTTTAGGTAAGCAAGTGTGGCGCAGAGTTGCTGTGACCTCTGCTTCTCATCTTTAGCCTCCCACCAACGGTACCCCATGTTGGGCTGATTCATTGGATTGTTGGAAGTTCTAAAGACTTGTGTAACCCGGTCGGGCTTTTGCTTGGGTGTAGTTTTTAAAGCCATGGACTAAATATCTTCTACTGGGGGTCGGCTAGAGTAATCAATTAAGCGTTCAATCTCAGAGGCTGGGTCTTCATCATTTAATTGTTCTAACTCTTCTTCGTAACCTTTTCCAATAGATTGCGATTTACGATTTGTGATTTGTAAATGCTCAGATAAAACTAGATTAAGATCGGTAGATTGATATTGAAGAACGCCCTGAGACCTTAAGAGCTTTAACAACTCTTTAAGTTGCTTAATATCCGGTAAGTTCATTTAAGACCTTCTACGGTTTTTTCTATCTCTTAGAATTTGAGAAACCAATGAGGCATCACTTTCATCATGCTCATCATCTTCCATAGTGTGCACAGGTTCTAGATTCAATCCTCTAGAAAATCTTCCGTCTTCTTTCGGGGCATCAAGTTCATCTTCATCATGAGTAAGATCAGAATCCGAGGGAGCATCAATACCATCATCAAGGGAACCAACATCCATCGCATGGGCCATCCCACCCTTCGCCATAAGCTTTCTCTTACGATCCATCATGATCTCTGAGGCAAGAGAAAGATCTTCAGATTTTCTGGGAAGGTCTCTCTCCATGTCTGAGGCTTTCTTAGAACTCATGCCAACCGAAACTAACTCCATCGGGGCTGCATCATGGTCCGGGTGAAGCTCTTCTAGATCCTTATCTCCATCTAGCTCTTCTGGGCTGGTATGAAGTGGACGCATGGCATTGACCATACCTCCTTCTGCCAAAAGGTCTCGAGTCTTAGCATGTGAGGGGTTAGGCATACCAGCATTCTGATGGCTCTTCTCTTCTGAAGGACCTTCATGTCCTTCTCGGATCATTCCACCATGATTATAACAAGATCCGCCCATTGCCATACAGTCTGGACAACTACGATCCATTTTTCCTCCCTTTGCCATGTTTGCTCTTTTAGTTGAATAAGCTATTGCTAATGCTTGCTTTTGTGGCTTCCCATGCTTCATTTCAGTCTTTAAATTCTTTTTAAAAGCTTTATCTGAGGAGGATTGCATTAGAGGCATGAACTACTCCAAAGGATCGCACTGTAGGTCATTTAAATGAAAATTAGGGGTATTCTGATAAACTTTCATGTAACCTTGGCTAAATTGGGCTAAATGTGACAAGTGTTACAAATAGACTCACTGTTGCTACTGTTTGTATTGTTACTAGGCGGGGGTATAGGTTATATCGAGTTTAATCAGTTATAGTAAGTTTTCACTAAACTTAATACATCTTAGGATAACAAGTTAGAATGAGTTTAAGCTGGCCACAAGGTCTGTTTCAGCCGTTTTTGGCTCTTACTGCTTCTACACTATCTCAGTCTAGCTCGCATAAGGTCTAGCGTAGCATACAATACCAACTATAACATAGTTTCAACTATATACAACAATTATTTTAATTATTTTATAAACTACTGATATTACTATAATATAAAACTTGACATTCTATAAGTATAGTGAGGTTATGAATGTTATAAATGTTATGAAAGGTTAGATCCTAATGAATTGGTAATAAAGGAAAGGTTATACCCTATTTATACCTTTTTTCTTCTATCAAATCTATCTTGATATCTCAATTTCGGTCTATCTAACTTTTGAAGGTTATCGAGGTCGGGGATGGGAGTGTATCTTTCTTTAAGCTCATCTTCCAAGGTCTTTGCCTCTTCTAGTCGGTCCAGTTCGGCATTGAACATTAAATCAGCCTCTTTATCACTCCAAGCCCTAGTACCGTATTCTGGTTCAGCAATCGGAAGGTTTGATGTATAACTATAGGACTCCCTCCAGGCATACAATACGGCTTCACAGATGTCTGAGTGAAACCGTTTAGAGATTACCTTTCTATCGGGAGTGGAGTGGTCGTGGTCCCATTCAACCTTTAGGCTGTCATGGGCAAACTGACTAGTGGCCCGAATCTTTAGCCTACCTGTACGTAGGTCATCGTTCATTAGCTCTATATATTCTACTTTCCTGGTCTTCTCTGCAGCAACCATTGGTATATTGTACCTTTTAGAGATCTCCTCGGTGATTTTCTTACCCAAACCACCAGTGTCCACCACAATTTTCGTAATATCATATTGTGCCACTAACATGTCTATCTGTTTGCATAGGCTTGATAAGTCTTGATGACGTGTGACGACCTCCTCCACAAGGTAGGTCTCTTTACGTATATCAGAATAGGCTATGAGGGCCAGGGCGTCGGCGTCCTCGAATCCCAGGTCTACCCCTAGGATATAGGTCCAGTTATCGCTAGGGAGGTCGTTATAATCGTTTTTAAGGGCATTGTAGTGATATACTAGGCTATCCTCGTCCACTATCCACTTACCGAACCACTCACGTTGTATAGAGGGGTCTGATATTGTGACACCGCGACGCTTAAGCTCCCTATCGAGCATGTCTTGGTGGGTGAGGCCACGCTTTAAGAAGTCTAGGCGAGGATTGTCCCAATATGACCAAGAATGATGTGACCAGCCTTGATTAGACCGAAGCTCATAGAAGTAACCTGTAGGCACAGGGCCGGGTGTTCCAATAAGGATAAGCTGTCCAGCATAGTCCATTAGTGCGGGTCCTAGCACATCGTCAATTAGCTCCCTAATATATTCGGGGAATGACTGGGCCTCATCTAAGTAAACCTTTCTGACCGCAAGGCCGCGAAAGTCTTCTATAGACTGTCGGTCTACAGCACCCAAGATGTAAATCATACTGCCATTAGGGAAGGCAATAGACAGGTCTGACTCATTAGGGTTTCCATTAAGCCCCAACTCCTTATTAAACCTTTTAAGCACAGGCCACACAAGACGCTTAGCATTCTTACGGCTGAGGGTGATATACAGGTTAATCTTGCCTGGGTCGGTGACGGCTGTATGAAGCAGGTCAATAGCACAGCTTATTGTCTTGCCGGCTCGGCGGGTCGTAGTTGCTTCTTTGAATGGGGACGAATCGAGCACGAAGGACAGTTGCTTATCAAACAGGTGGTCTTCTAGGCGGAAGGTGCCAGGAGCAGCAATAATACCTTGACGACGGGCTAACTCCTGCAGCGCCACCTCTTTAGGGACCTTAGAGGCCTTAGGGGCCTTAATCTTATTGTTCATTCATTATAGGCTATTTAAAGCTAATTGGTGGGATAGTGGGACAAGAATACTTAATAGCATATATAAACAGTTTAGGGCATCTTAGGGCGGTTTAGGACACTAAGCAACATTAAGCAAGGCTACTTAACAAGCCCCTTAAGCTGTTCATTCGATAAAGCCTTAGCCTTTGCCTCAGCTTGTGCCTTCTTTTCGTCAATAATGCGCTCCTGCGCCTCTCTCATCTCCGCCAGGAGCTTTACTATATCCCTAAGGTCCTTAGCTGGGTCTCGGGACAGTTTTTCCACAATAGCAAGGGCTTTAAGATGCTTCACCTCCTGTTCTAAGAGGTCTAAACAGTCTCCATAGAGGAGGTTTATACGTTTGATGGGGTTGATTGGTTTAGGCATATTGGTTATATTGGGTGTTGTTAGGGTTTAAACGATCGTTTAATTTATTTAATAAAAGGTTCAACTTTATCATCTAGTCCTAAAGCGTGTAAGGCTATAAGTTTACAAATAGTATATTATAAGCAAATTATAACTTGCTATTAAAAGTTAATTCATATACAAAGTAATATCTTTTACCTTATCATCTATTCATTCCAAAGTAATTGTAACATTTAGTGTTTTTATATACAAACACTTTATTACTCAATCCAATAGTTCAATATATCCATTATTGTACGATATATAGCAAGACAAACTAAAAAAATTGATATAATTGGAACTAACATTAAACCGATAAAATAGTATTTCATACAACCTCCTACACACCCAGAATACTAATACAATGTGAAGGAATTATGATAACCGTTCATATTCTATTAAGTTAACAAATTTATAACCTTGTTCAATAGAGCCACAATCGCTACAAACCGTCCATCCTTCATCACCTACCGATTTTTCACCAATATTAGAACTATTACATTGTGAACATAATGCATGTTGTTCAAGTGCCCAATTTTCTATAATAATGCTAAGTTTCCACCACACAAAATGCCAGTATCCAGATAGATGCTTAGAAGCATATAGCCTAGGTTTAGTTAAAAAATTACATTTAGCATTAGTGCTAACTGTTATATTATAATTACTAATTGTAATACTTTTCTTCATATAACCTCCTTTTATTGTTTCATTTTGCTTAAAGCTTTTAATATGATGCCATAATTCTTAATATCTTGGCTTGTATATCCATTTTCTCTACCAATCTTTTTATAATCCTTTAACCACTGTTTTAGTGGTAATTCAATACAACCTATAGTCACTACTCCATTAAAATAATAACCAGAATTTTTGCCTAATGTAAAAGAGTAGATAGAGGTAAAAGTAAGGTCGGCCTTAGAAAGGTCGGCCTCAGAAAGGTTGGTCCCATAAAGATTGGCCTGAGAAAGTTTGGCCCCAGAAAGGTTGGCCCCAGAAAGGTTGGCCCTAGAGAGGTTGGCCTGAGAAAGGTTGGCCTGAGAAAGGTTGACCCAAGAAAGGTTGGTCCTAGAAAGGTTGGCCCCAATAAGGCCGGACCCATAAAGGTTGGCCCCATAAAGGTTGGCCTGAGAAAGGTTGGTCCAAGAAAGGTTAGCCCTAGAAAGGTTGGCCATAGAAAGGTTGGCCTTAGAAAGGTCGGCCCCAGAAAGGTTGGCCTCATAAAGGTTGGCCTGAGAAAGGTTGGCCCCAGAAAGGTTGGCCTTAGAAAGGTCGGCCCTTCCTCCTGTATTAGGATCATTAATCCACTCTTGATGCTTATCTAAGATAACCTTTAATTCTTCTTGGGTATAAGTTTTCATATCAACCTCCAACACACTCAGAATACTAATACATTGTGAAGGAATTATGAATTTTCTGTGTCTTCTTTTATTCCCAAAGCTAACCCTAATAATTTAATAAGCGTTTCTATCACATATATCATAAACTGAGGGTCAGGTTCCTCAAGAAGTAATAGCTCTTCGGCCATAGCCTTAAGCCTAATATATTGTTCTTTAGCCTTATTCATGGACCTATCTATGCTATCTTTCTATTGCCTAGGCTATGCACGTTGTGTATAACCATTTGACCAGTGAAATCGACAGAAGCAATGGCACCTTCAACAACAAAGGCTCTATGAGAAGCAACAACACAACCTAAATCAAAGCTGAGAAGAAAATTACTATCGAAGGGTTGGCATACTCCATTACCTCGCTTATCAATTGCTATAATTTTAACATTTGAAAAGTCCATAGGCCCTAGTAATGTAACATATTCTTGGATATTCATATAACCTCCTTTTATTGTTTTATTTTGCTTAAAGCTTTTAATTGAATACCATAATTCTTAATATCTTGGCTTGTATATCCATTTTCTTTACCAATCTTTTTATAATCCTTTAACCACTGCTCTAATGGTAACTCAATACAACCTATTTTCACTACTCCATTAAAATAATAACCAAAGTTTTTGCCTAATGTAAAGGAATAGATAGAGGTAAAAGTAAGGTCGGCCTTAGAAAGGTAGGCCCCAGAAAGGTTGGCCCTGGAAAGGTTGGCCTGAGAAAGTTTGGCCCCAGAAAAGTTGACCTCAGAAAGGTTGGCCCCAGAAAGGTTGGCCTGAAAAAGGTTGGCCTGAGAAAGGTTAGCCTGAAAAAGGTTGGCCCCAATAAGGTTGGCCCTAGAAAGGTTGGCCTGAAAAAGGTAGGCCTCAGAAAGGTTGGCCTCAGAAAGATTGGCCCCGGAAAGATTGGCCCCATAAAGATTGGCCTTAGAAAGGTTGGCCTCAGAAAGGTTGGCCCTAGAAAGGTTGGCCCAAAAAAGGTTAGCCCTTTGCCCTGTCTTAGGGTCATTAATCCACTCTTGATGCTTATCTAAGATAACCTTTAATTCTTCTTGGGTATAAGTTTTCATATCAACCTCCAACACACTCAGAATACTAATACATTGTGAAGGAATTATGCTTTATTTTTTTCTTCAATTTTATTAACTATTTCAGAGAATTTAAGCTTAAGGTCTGCTTTTCTTGTATCTATATTACCACTAGGCGGGCGCTCTTCTTTATTAATAAGAGGTTTTATCTTTTTAAACATTCTGTTATTAAACTTACCTAAAATA